AGCCCAGACCGCGTAGAGGCAGTCGGCATAGCCAGCGAGATCGACAACAGAGTCACGCACCATGTCGGCGGTGAACTCCTGGTCGAGTGCGTTGCCGATGCGCGAGAGCTTCACTGCCAGCATGAAACAGACCGCTTCAGGCACGCTCAGAGAGATGCCGGTGATGGCTTCGAAGATCTCGGCGGTGCGTCCGTAGTCAATGCTGGGGTGGTTGTAGAGAGCACCGCGATTGCCGTGTACCAGGCGATCGGCTTCAGCGGTAACAGAGTCCCAGAGTGGGCTCGGTTGAGTGTCCACGGTTGCCTCCCTGCAGGCGGTGGTCAGTAGATGGATTGGGTGAACTTGTCGAGCGACACGCCCTCATAACGGCGGCACAAGTAATCGAGGCTCACGAACATGGGGTCGTAGGAGCCGTCTTCGACCTGGTGCTTGACGATGACGCCGCGCCAGTGCGCGTTGCCTTGCGGCCCCTTGTAGTCCTCGTCGTGAAGGTATGCAGCGCCGGCGATGAGTGCGTGCTGGATGCGACCAGCAACAAAACGAATCGCATAGTCAAGAGTCTGTTGGTGACCCATCGTGAACGTGTGACCGACCTGTTTGAGTCGACCTGCCGCTGCGCCGCCCAGCGGGCGGCCACTCATCGGCTGAACATACACATGGCAATAGCCAACGCCGTCGATGAAGACGGGGCGCAGATACTCATGCACGGTGAAACCGTGCGCTGCGTAGTTCAGATCGTCAGTTGAGATGAGGCCGTGCAACTTGGCGTCGTCGTTGGTTGCACGGTTGATGCGGTCTTCATGGTTGCCGAGCGTGATGTGCAGCTCAGGCTTGTAGATCTTGAGTTTCTGTGAGCGCTGATGATCTTGATACCGCTCAAGCGGTGCACAGAGAATGTCAAAGGCTTCGTTGGCCGCTTCGATGTCGTCGTTGTAGCGACGACCCTCAAAGGATCGTTTGCCCACGTCGTAACTGGACAGGCTCGGCATGTCGGCGTGATCGCCGAGATGCACCACCACATCGGGCTTGCGCTCGATGATGTAGGCACCGATCCATTCCAGGTGTGCAGTCGGCACACCCGGCTTGGCTTGAGTGTCAGGAATGACCAGATGCGTGCGCGTTGAATCCAACATGCAGTCGCCCGTCTGTTGAGGGATAGAACTACCAGCGACGACGACCGCGATGGTGCACAGCCTCGTGGCGGTGCAGCTCGTCGGCAACAGCGTCAACCTTTGCGTCGACGGCACGAATGTCGCCGCCGATCTGTTTCACGTCGCCAATCAACTCGTCGAATCGTTCAGTGTTGGCGCGTGCGTTGTGCTCATGCTGGTCACGGTTCTCGCTGCGCAGTTTGATGATCTGCACGATGAGTGTCGTGATGGCACCGAGAACGATGCTCACGCCAGTCAGCAGCGCTACCCATTCGGCAGCGCCCCAGCCGGGCGAGTCGGCGATGGTCGTCGATGCCTGGGCAAGCATGACGGTTAGTTGCGACCGGCGTTGATGTCAGCCCAAGGCGACCAGCCGCCGCCAGGGCTTGTCTGATGCGACTGCCACAGACCACCAGCAGCGGTGACGGTGACCTGCAAGCGTCCGTCGCCGAGCTTTTCAGCAAAGAGGTTTGAGCCGGCAATGCCGGCCATGACCTCAACCCACGGTCCAACCTTGCCGCCAGGCACTGAAGCCCATGCGTGCACTGCTTGACCGCCAGCGGTCAGCGCAAACCATTCTTCGCGACCGTCGTTGTTGGTGAGTTTGAACATGTCTGCCTCGGTTGATTCGGTAGGCGATGGGGTGGGGATGGTGCTGTAAGGCGGGCGAGCAATCTCTGCGATGCCGCCGCCATTGAAGGGATGCCACAGCCGCTGAACTCGCGAGCCGTTGACGTTGCCGTTGATCGCAGTGACGCCGTTGGCATCAACGCTCTCGACCATTGCGATGTGGTCATAGCCGCCAGGTGTGGAGTTCCACTCAAAGGCGATGAGGTCGCCAGGCTGAGCGGTGCGGATGTCATAAGAGTTGCGGCCCTCGCTGCGGTACTGATCGAACAGGGCCGACACCCACGCGTAGTGAGTGGGGATGCCTGCTTGTGTGAGGCAGTAGGACTGGAAGATGCAGCACCATGCAGTGCCATAGGCCGCTGGGTACCAATCCCAGAAACGGTTGCCACCTTCGCCGAGAAAGCTGCGCTCAATGTTGAGAACCTCGTCAGCGGTTGCCATCAGACCGGTGTGCTCCATGGTCCGATGTCTTCAACAATCAGTTGTGTAGTTCCGTTGGCACCGTAGATTTTGCAAGTTCCCGTTGCTGCCGCAGCAGTTACATCAAATGTGACTGACGCCGTTGTCGTTGCTTTGTGTAAGGCAACAATCGTTATGGATTGATCGTTGACGTTTGAGTAGTTGTTGGCAAGGCCTGCAAAAATTGACGTTCCACCTTGTCGAATGTTGAACGTATTGACGGCACCAACAGAGGTATTCAAAAACCGACAAGTGAATGTGCAGCGATAATAACGATTAGCGACAACACTGACTGATCCAGTGATGTTTGTAATCGTTGCCGCAGTAGTGAAATCTCTAGTGCTTACCGTGTCGCTTGCCCACAGTTGCACGCCCCACGGAGCGTTCCAGCCTGGACCCTTGCGCCACGACGTGCCGTTGTAGGTGTAGAGGCCCTCAGAGGAATCGTTGCTACCGATGTAAGCGACCATGCCGTCTTGCGGCGAAGTGATCGCCGTGTCGCGTGCAGTTGTCGTGGCGAAATACATCACCGACTGCGACTGGCAGTAGTTGTTGAGGTCGGCGGCTGTGAGCACCGAGGCAGAGCTGAATGACTTGTAGCCGGAACCCATCAGAGTCTCCTAGTAGCCGAGGTAGTTGGAATCGAGAACGCCGTAGGTCGCATCGTTCAAGACGAAGAACGGCAGCGGTGCGGGCGAGAGGTTGTAGGTCGCACTCCAGGTGCGTGGCCCGATCTCATGGCTGACGCCTTCAATGAGCAGCTGCTTTGAGATCACCGAGCCGACACCTTGCGGGCGGCGATTGACAGTGATGCGAGTGCCGATCTCGTCGCCGATGAGCCCGGTGTAGATCGTGGTGTTCGCTCGAGGGTTGACACCCAGCGACTGCACACGCATCGACGGTTGCTTGTATGTGGCAAGTCGCACGTTGGCAATGTCGGTCATCTGCGTGTCGGTGTCGTTGATGAGGCCAGATTGAGAATCGGTGCGGATGAAATACTGACCTTGCGATGTCGCGTCATTGACGACTGCAGTCGCTCCGTTATTGCGCGCTGCGCTTGCTCGGTTTTTCACCAGCTGGTCGTTGTAGACGAACTCAATGTCAGTGAATGGAAGCTCGCCAGTTGAGTCACCAAATGTGCGCTGTGAGTCTTTGTAGCTAGCAGTCGTTGCTAACGCATTGTGCGAAATGAAGGCAGTTTTTCCCGAACCATCAACGAATAGGCGACCTTGATCGGCAGCTTCGCATTCTTTCAAGGCGGAGAGGAGTGTCTTGCCTTGCGTGTCAATTCCTTGCAGCGTTGAAGTTGCGGTGGTGATGTTGCTTGCGTCGCTCATCCAGCCAGCCATTGTCAGCAATGAGGAGGCGCGGTCAGATGCAGCTTGCCCTGTGAGGTAGGTGCCCTTGCCGATGGCGTAACGGGCAGCGACTTGCGCTGCGGTCATTGTTGATGAATGCCAGAACGACAATTCGTCAATGACGCCAGTGAAGTAGTTGGTGAAATTATTGGCAGCAGTTGCGTACCTACTGAACGAATTGCCGAACGAGTTGAAAACTGTCGGTGATTGTGTCCATGTGGCACTTCCAAAGGAGCTAGTCAACGTACCGTCAACCCAAACGCCACTAGGAGACGTTCCGTTCCAGTCCCACGTCATGACAACGTGATGGGGTTTGCCATCGTTGACCTTCACCGACGATGAGTAGATGTTGACGAGGTTGATGCCAGAAATGCTTCCCCACTGGGCCTGAATGGTTCCCACGCCTGAACTGTCGACAACCATCCCACAAGCAACGGTTGACTCGTAGTCGCTGAGGTTCAGTAGTCCATAGTTGCCAGTGGTAGTGGTGCTTGTTGTGATCCAGAACTCAACAGTTTTGTTCAGGTAGTTATAGAAGCCGAACGGAAGCACCCCGTTGGGGAGCTTGACATAGTGCGAACCGTCAAATGAAGCAGACACCGACGAGTCGCCAGATACGAGACTGCTCCCGCTTGCGCCAGGCGAAAGTGCGCCGGACGAGTTGTACCAAGTTGCGTCAGAAACAAGAGCGACGGAATCAAACGCGTAACTCGGTGCAGTGCCATCGTCGAAGCGATACCACTTTGACGGGCTGATTGACCGAGTGTGGTATTCCCAGTACGACGGCAAGGTGATGAGGTTCATCACTTTGAATGCGTCTGATGCAGTGACGACTGCGGTGGCGTCGTTGGGGTAGTTGTATTGCTGGTTCCACTGATCAACAAAGCCGAAGAAGATGCCTGTGGCAGAGCCGCTTGGCGGCGTTGCTTTCACTCGGATCGGTCGACCAGGGGTGAGTTTGCCGTAATAGGTGCCTGACGCGTACTCAGGGTCGTACTTGCGGTCGGCGTTGGCGAACGTGATCTGGCAGCTGCCAGTGTTAAATGAGTCAAGTTCTGACGAGCGGCCGCGCTTGATTGAGCATGAGCGCACATCGGCGCTTACGTCGGTCCAAGTAATTGAAGCCAGCGTCGAGTTGATCGGAACGGTGTTAGCGCCGGCGCTGGTTGAGAAGCCGATCTCGACGGTGAGAACTACACCGTCAGCGAGCGTGACACTCATGCGGCTCTCCACCCGTCGCCACTGCGACGCTCGTAGGCAGCGATCGCTTCGACGATGCTTTGCCCGACCGCAGCCTTGTCGGCTGTCGTCGAGACGTTCACGTTGATGTTGTAGACCGAGCCGCCGCCGCTGATTCCGTTGCCACTGAACAGTGCTTTTTGTTGCTGCGGGTTCAGGATCATTTCGTTGTCATGAAGCACGGCGAGACCAGCACCGCCACCCATTGCAGTGTTGAAGATGCCGCCGTCTGCGAAGTGAGGCAGCTTCGGTGCGCTGACGGTCTTGCCGCCGACTACTGGAACCCAACTAGGAATTGACCAGGACAAGCTGCCGACCGTGTTGTTCCAGGCATCAGAGATGAAGTTGAACGCCGTCTTGAATGGACCACTGATTGCGTCAGCGATGTTTGAGAACACATTGCCGATGATGTCTCTGGCGGTTTCAAAGAAACCCCAGACCGTTGAGATGCCGGTCTTGATGTTCTCGAAGATCCCAGAGAGGATGCTCCACGCGGTGCTGACCTTTGAGCTGATGTTGTCCCACACTGACTGTGCGACATCCCAAAGGAACTGCCAGTAGGGAATCAGGTAGTTGACGATGAAGCCGTAGATCGCATCCCAGATCGGCTTGATGACGTTGTTCCACGCGTCGCTGACCTTCGTGCTGATCTGATCCCACACCGACTGAGCAACGTCCCAAAGGAATTGCCAGTACGGCACGAGGTAGTTGACGATGAAGCCGTAGATCGCATCCCACGTCGGCTTGATGACGTTGTTCCAGACCTCGCTGATCTTGTCAGCAATCCAGGTCCATACGTTCTGAGCGACAGTCCAAAGGAACTGGAAGTAGGGAACGAGAATCGTGGTGACGTACATGTAGATGAAGTCCCACACCGGCTTGATGTATTGCCAAGCGGTCAGAACGAATCCTTTGATGTCGTCCCAGATCCACTGCCAGTTCTCCCAGAGATACTTGGCGGCACCGATGAGCATGATGAAGCCAGTGACCGGAGCAGCGACAATGGCTGCGAGCACGGCAAGCGCTGGATGCTCTTTGATCCAAGTCCAGATCTTGTCCCAGTTCGTCCACACCCACCATGCAGCTGCGACGATGGCAGCGATCGCTGCAACGACCGCCAAGATCGGCCACGTTGCGGCAATGGTTGCTGCAGCCGCAGAAACCATCGAGGCGGTATAGGCGGCGATTGCAACGACTGCAATGCCACCGACAACAGCGGCCACTGCAATCATTACGCCCTTGTGCTCAGTCAGCCACGCAGTGAGCTGCTCAACCTTCGGGCCGAGATCGTCCATGACCTCGCCGATCTTGTTGAACACTCGAGTGGCGATTGGTTCGATCGCCAAGAACACGCGATTTTTCAGCAGCGTCAACTTCTCACCGAAGTCTTGAGTGTCACCGCTCGCGCCAAGAATTGTGTCTTTGCCGTTTGCGATTGCTGCAGACATCTCCTCATAGGAGAGCTTGCCTTCACGAATCATCGCTGCAAGTTTCGGACCAGCCTTTGCGCCAAAGACGTCAAGCGCAATGCCGGATGCAGCCACATCGTTGGGCGCTCCCTTGATTGCGTTGAATGTTTCACTGAAGACAGCAGACGCGTCCTTGCCATTCTTTGCTGCGACGGCGAGAGACTTGCTGAGTGCCGGCATAACGTCGCCAGCGTCAACGCCAGCCTTGGCGAGCGTGGCAAGGAAGGCTGCTGACTGATCGAAGTTGAGACCGACTTCACGCAAAACAACGCCGGCCCCTGACATGGAGCCGGCGAGTTCCTGCACCGATACGCCTGAAGCCTGCGAGGCACGGAAGAGGAGATCAAGCTTTGAAGATTGTGAGGCAGCGTCGATGCCGAAGTTGTTCATGACGCTCGAGACCGCTTCGATGTTGCTACCGAGATCGGTCTTTGTGATGCGTGACAGTTCCAGCACCTGGCTAGAGAGTGTCTGCAATGGTGCGCCAGACAGACCAAGTCGACGGTTGAACTCGGTGATGGCAGTGCCCGCTTCGCCGAACGAAGTCGGCACTGCGCCAGCGACTGCTTTCATGTCGTTTTGCAGCTGCTCAAGAGCGGGCCCAGTTGCGCCAGTTCCGATTCGGATGCCATCGAAAGCATCATCGAACTGAGAACCAATGGCGTACAGGCCAACGCCGACAGCGGTTGCGCCAGCGAGGATTCCCGCACCAGCAACTGCTGCGCCCTTCATCAGCTTCTGTGAACTTGACGCAGTTGAATCTGCGAGCTTGTCGAGCTCTTTGCGAGCCTTGTCTATTCCAGCGTCGTTGAACTTTGAGACGACATCAATAAATACCGACATGTCGTGCTCCTAGGATTCGAGGCTGTTTGAGTCGAGCTGCCGCTGCAGCGCAACTTCGTAGAACTTGACGATCTCGCGAATGTTCTGGTTTGCGGTTCGCCATCCCTTCGACTCGTACCAGGCACGCCAGATGAGTCGTCGAGGTTTGCCTAGCCCTGCAGCGATGAGCGAGGTGCCAAGCTTGTTGTTCGGCGTATTGCGACCGGCGAGCTCAAATGCTGCAGCTGCGCCGTCAAGGTTTGAGATTCGCCATGCCGCCTGCTCGGCTGAGCCGGTCTTACGTCGACCGCCTTGTTGCACCTTGATGCCTTTGCGAGCAGTCGACGGATTCCAGTAGGGAAGTCGCGAGGGCAAGTAGCGCTCTTCGCCGTACTTCCATCCAGAGATCGGTTGATCTGGGACGAGATCGCGAGCCCGTGCAGCGATCGGCTGCAACAGGCTGCGGATCTCTTTGTCCATTGCTTTGCGCAAAGCAGGGTCGAACTCTTTGAGTTCTTTCTTGAACTTGTCGTAGTTGTAGAGCGACAGCGTCAGGTCGAAACCTTGCATGTCGATCCCAGTTGGTGCTGTTGGCGTCAGAGTTCTCGGTGGAGTTTGACGCCTCGGCATGACTAGTTCCTTCGCGCTTGTTCCTTCAGTACCGCAACGATCGCCAGGAACACATCGTGTGGAGTGTCCAGTAGGTCATTGGGTGCGATGCCGGTGGCCACAGCAACTTGGGCCACCAGCATCGTCATGCTGTCTCTAAAGGGACGCGGGGCTCGTCACCCGCTTCGATTGAGTCGATGTCATCGAGCCACTCATCGAATGGCTTGACGACTCGACCAGCAACGTGCGAACCCTTCCATGCTGCCCAGCACAGCGCCTCGTAGGAGGCGTCCTGGCCGAACAGTTGTGTCATCGGTTTTGCGAACTGACGCTCGGCAGCGACGATGACCTTGGGGGTGACTGGAATCTCATACGGCTCTCCCTCAGAAGGAACGACCCGTAGACGCATGAGTGCAGCCATGACTAGGCCGTGGCCTTCGTGAGTGTGCCGTCAATCGGCCAGGTGATGCTGGCGGTGGCGAGCTCGCCAACCTGTGCATCGAGCGGGCTCCATTCGGTTACAAGCGCCGAAAAGGTAAACGACGGATTCGCCGTGCCGGTTGCGGTGCCGTTCGGCTTGACGATGACAGTGGCAGTGGAGCCGAGAAGCGGATACAGCGTGGCTTCGACTGTAGCTGCGGCAAAGTCTTGGTTGAAGTCGATGCTGACAGAGTTGTCGGCAAGACCAGCGACACGACGCTTGGCGGTGTTGCCCATTGTCGTGGTCTCGATCTCGGCGCGCGAGCTCGAGAGTGTCACCTTGGTGATGTGGCTTGAGAGGTCCACGCCGCCGATGGAGACGTTGGCATTATTGATGACGATGGCCATGACGGCTTAGTCCTCCTGGTTGGATGTTGCGGGGTCGACCTTGACGGTCTTGGACTTGGTGCTTGCGAGATGGCCGGCATCAATGAGGTGCTGGACATCGCAGCCGACGAGGTCATCATCAGTGATGATGTCGCCGGGTTCGTGGCCAACTACGTTGAGCGGGCCGACGATCTTGTAGGTGTTCACGATGGACTCCTATGCGTGGACGTTGACGTTGAACTCACAGGTGAGATAGGCAGCATCACCAAGCGAGAGAGGGCGCACAGCAACCATGTCGACGACTTTCAGAGTCGAGCATGCGCCGGCAAGTGTGGGGT